CGAATCAATGTTCGCCGTCTGTTTATTATTCTAGAAAAAGCAATAGCAACCGCAGCAAAGTTCCAACTCTTTGAATTCAATGATGAATTCACCCGTGCAAACTTCTTGGGAATAGTAGAACCATTCTTAAGAGATATTGTTGCCCGTCGTGGAATCACAGAATTCAAGGTTGTGTGTGATGAAACAAACAATACAGCAGAAGTCATCGACAAGAATCAATTTGTTGCTGACATCTACATTAAACCAAATCGTTCTATCAACTTCATCAATCTCAATTTTGTTGCAGTTCGTTCGAATGTCCAATTCACAGAAGTCGGTTCAACAATCACGGTCTAATACGAAGAGGTAAACACAAATGGCAGAATCACTTGATCGTTTTATTTCAGGATTTAAGAATCCTGCAAAAACAAATCTCTATAAACTCATAATCAAAGGAGAAGGTGGTGCTGTTGTTCCTGAACTAGAGGGATTCAATATCCGTGCAAAGGGAGCACAGTTACCAACTTCAGATATCAATATCGTAGAAATTCCATACAAGGGACGCAAAGTCAAAATTCCTGGTGAGCGTACTTTTGCGGAATGGACTGTTACGATTATGGAAACAGCCGAAATGGGTGTTCGTAAAGCATTTGAAAGATGGATATCTGTGATGGATGCGGAGGATACAATTCAAAGAAATACTGCTGCTCTCTGCACTATTGATTGTATTCTTCTAAAACCAGACAATCAAACTCCTTCAATGACTTACACGCTTTTTGGTGCATTTCCTAGTAGTATTGCTTCAGTCGATCTCACATTCGATGAGCAAACTGCTCCTCTTGAATACTCTGTGACCTTTCAGTATAGTTACCATAAAGTTTCATAATAGAAGAATCAATATCAAAAAACACATAAATACTGGTGCAAAACGCCAGTATTTGTGCGTTAGGAGATCTTATGGCTCAAGACATAGCAACAACATTAGCAACAGTTAAACAAGGCATAGCAAGAACCAATCTGTTTTCTATAGGAATACAGGGAGGTGGAGCAGGAAATATAAGCCGTGATCTTGAATTTAGAGGAAAAGGAACACAACTTCCTTCTTCGGATTTAGGAGTAATAGAAATACCATATCGTGGTAGAAAACTCAAAGTTCCTGGACAAAGAACTTTTGCGGAATGGACTGTCACGATCATGGAAACTGAAGGAATGGAAGTTAGAGCAGCAATAGAACAGTGGATCAATAAGATTGATAATGCAGAAACAGGACAGCGTGGTGATGGTAGTCTTCTATCTGATATAACAGTAAAGATGCTTACTACAAAAGGTGGAACTTCTTTAACCTATACCTTGTATGGTGCATTTCCGACAAGTATGGCATCGGTTGATCTATCATTTGACGAGCAAACTGCTCCTCTTGAATATCAAGTTACCTTCAATTATTCTTATCATACTGTAAACGGTGCTGGATCTTCTAATTCTTCTGGATCTGGTGGTGGTTTCAATTTCCCATCAGGTCTTCCGATAGCATGATATAGATAAGTGAATAGGAGATACTATGGCAATCAATATTCTAGGGTTTGAAATTGGAAGAAAAAGCACCCCTAAAACTATTCCCGAACTACAGGGAAAAGAAGAAAAGGTAAAGTCATTCATCCCTCCAGAAATCGAAGACGGGGCATCCGTAGTTGATTTTGTTGGAGGTTATGGATTTGGTGTTCAATTAATCAACTATGATGTTGCTTACAGAAATGATGGAGAACTCATAAATCGTTATCGTCAAATGGTTGAACACGCAGAAGTTCAAACAGCAGTCGATGATATTGTCAATCAAGCGATTGTATTGAACGATAAATCAGAACCCGTAAGCATCAATCTAGATAAATCAAAAATGCCAGTTTCTATCAAAAAGAAAGTCAAAGTAGAATTCGATCAGATTACAAAAATGCTTGATTTCAATACTAGAGGCTCGGAACTCTTCAAGCGTTGGTATGTTGATGGTCGTCTCTACATTCAAATTTTGATGGATGAAAAGAAACAAAAAGAAGGCATTGCAGAATTACGGGTCATAGATCCAACAAAAATTCAAAAGATAAGAAATATTGAGCGTGAAGTAAATTCCAACGGCATTAAATTTATAAAGAGAATCCAAGAGTATTACCTCTATACCGCAGATGACTTTGTTGGAACAGGCAGAGACACAATCAATTACCGCTATGCAAGTGATGGAGTTATCATTGCACCCGATTCTATTGCCTATGTTAATTCTGGATTTATAGATCCTAGCACAAAGAAAGTTTTAGGTTATCTCCACAAGGCAATAAAACCTCTAAATCAATTGAGAATGCTTGAAGATGCTACAGTAATCTATAGAATTTCCCGTGCACCCGAGCGTCGTATCTTCTATATTGATGTTGGTTCTTTGCCTAAGAACAAATCAGAACAGTATCTTCGTGAAATCATGCAAAGATACAAGAATAAACTTGTTTACGATACAGCAACAGGAGAACTTCGTGATGAAAAGCGTCATATGCATATGCTTGAAGACTTCTGGATGCCCCGCCGTGAAGGTGGTAAAGGTACAGAAGTTCAAACGCTTCCTGCTGGACAGAATCTAGGAGAATTGCAAGATGTAGAGTACTTCTTAAAGAAACTCTATGTCTCTCTCCATGTTCCTCCTTCAAGATTCAAAGAAGATACAGGATTTAATGTAGGTAAAGCAGCAGAAATATCCCGTGATGAAGTTCGTTTTGCAAAATTTGTCAATAGATTACAGGGAAGATTTTCAGAATTATTCCTTCAACTGCTCCGTGTTCAACTATTATCAAAGAATGTTCTTACAGAAGATGAATGGGATGAATTTTCATACGATATCAAGTTTGACTATGCAACTGATTCATATTTCTCTGAACTAAAGAACAATGAACTTGTTATGACTAGACTCGGATCTCTAAGAGAAGTCGAACCTTATCTTGGAAGATTCTTCTCTTCTAATTGGGTGAAGAGAAATATTCTACAGATGACTGATGATGACATAGAGTCTATGGATAAAGAAATAAAGAACGAAAAAGAGTCAGGGGAAAACCAACCACAAGAAGAAATGATGGGAGGCATGGAACCCCAAATACAAGGTGAAGTCTCAACAGAAGGTGCAGAACAAACACCACCTGTAACCACAGAAACTCCTGTAGCAGATATAGGATTAGAGGAAATAAAACCAGAGGGAACAGAGGATGAAACGACTCTGGGTGAATTACCCGATATGGAGTCCACCACTGGTGAAGAAGAACAACTTCCGAATCAAATGTCTGACGAAGAAGTAGATGATCTTATTGCCTCATTTGGAGAGCCTCCAATAGAAGAGGAAGAAGAGGAAGAAGAGGAAGAGCCAAAAGAAAAAAATAAGTCATCAGAAATGAGTAATAAAGAAGTAGAAGACATGATTGCTAATTTTGAAGAATTTTCTAACTACAATGGACACACAAGAGAGTTTGTTTTCCCGCTTAATGAATTAGCAAAATCAAGTTCTTCTAAAAAAACAAAATTGAGTCCATTTGCTTCAAAAATTCTGAAGTCTGTATTAGAAAATAAGACTCAAAACCCTTGATTTGATATATAAGATAACAACGGAGATTAAAATGAATACACAAATAATTGATTTCTTGAAGAATGTTTCAAATGAAAATCTTGTTGCAGCAAAAGAAAATATTCATGCTGTTTTGGCACAAAAAGTATCAGGGATACTTGATGATAAAAAAGACGAAATAAAGAGTTCGTTGTACGACAATCCGTCAAAGGAAAATTGATGTATCTTATCACAGAAACGACACAAGATAAAGTTCGCCTAATCACAGAAGAGAAAAAGAACGGTGAAAAGCAGTACTTCATTGAAGGTATTTTTATGCAGTCTGGAGTAAAAAATAGAAATGGTAGAGTCTATCCAGAACAAATTCTGAACAAAGAGATTGAAAGATATAGTAATGAATTTGTCTCGAAAAACAGAGCAATGGGAGAACTAGGACATCCAGAAGGACCAACGGTCAATCTTGAAAGAGTTTCTCATCTTATACAGAACCTTCGTGTAGAAGGAAAAGATATAATGGGAAAGGCGAAAATTCTTGATACTCCAATGGGCAAAATTGCGAAGAATCTTCTTGGCGAAGGTTGTATGTTTGGTGTTTCAAGTCGTGGTATGGGTTCTCTACAAGAAAAAAATGGTGTGAACTATGTTCAAGATGATTTTATGCTTTCTACCGTGGATATTGTTGCAGATCCATCAGCCCCTAATGCTTTTATAAATGGTATTATGGAAGGAAAAGAGTGGATATGGGATAATGGCATCATCAAAGAACGAGAGATAGCAAAATATAAAAAAGCAATACAAGAGTCTGCTAGAAGAGATATAGAGGCAAACACCCTCAAAGTCTTCAAAGATTTCTTGTCAAAACTGTGAGATTATACATACGAAAGCAATGAAACCTTAGAAATCAGGGAGCAATACCAATGGCAAAGAATCCAAAGAAATATGAGAAAATGGAAGAAGAGGAAATGTGCGAAACCTGCGGGAAAGAATACAAGCCCGTAAAGGAAGCAAAGTCTTCAATAAAGTCTCTTTCCAAGGCAGAGCGTATGCAAATGCAAGATGAATATGACATGGAAGATGAGAAAAACGAAGAAGATACAGAAGATACAGAAGATACAGAAGAAATGGAAGAGGGTTATTCAAAGAAAATGACCGAAGAAGACGAAGAGGAAATGGAAGACGAAGAGGAAATGGAAGACGAAGAGGACGAATCAATGAAAGAAAGCATAGAGGCTATTTTTTCTGGAGAGAATTTAACAGAAGGATTCAAGGTAAAGGCTGCAACTCTGTTTGAAGCCGCTGTCAATAGCCGTGTTCGTCTTGTAGAAGAACAACTTGCTTCAAAGTTCACCGAACTTCTAGAATCACAAGTAGAAGAAATAGCAAACGATCTTACAGAGAAAGTCGATTCATATCTGAACTATGTTATTTCTGAATGGATGGAAGAAAACAAGTTGGCTGTCGAATCAGGAATTCGCACGGAAATTTCCGAGTCGTTTATCGAAGGTTTAAGAGGTCTATTCCTCGAACACAATATTAGTGTTCCAGAAGGTCAAACTGATCTTTTAGACGAAACTGCGCTAAATCTAAAGCGTGTTTCTGAACAATTGAATCGTCAGATTCAGAAGACAGTTGGTTTAACAGAACAACTAAAGGTCTATCAAAGAGCAGAAATTTTTGCAAATCTCACAGAAGGACTATCTGATACCCAAACAGAACGCCTTCGTACTCTTGCAGAGAATATGGAATATGCAGACACCGAAGAATTTGAGGCCAAGTTGAATATCCTCAAAGAGAACTATTTAGAACCAACAAAGAGCAAGAAAACTCTGTCTTCTATTCAAGTAGAGGATACTTCTGAACCACAAACACTAACAGAGGCTTCAGGAGATGTTTCCGCATACCTGAACGCTATGTTACGCAAGAACAAGTAAGTCAAAGTTAGGAAAAAACTACATACCAAAGAATCTACATTCTTCAAAGGAGAAAGACAAAATGGACACGACAGCATTCTTAACAGAACAAGCACTAAAGAAATGGAAGCCAATTCTTGAGCATCCAGAACTTGGTGCAATCAAGGATCCTTATCGCAAGAGCGTTACTGCTCTCTTGCTTGAGAATCAACAACAGGCAATCAACGAAGCAGCACCATATAACGCTGTTGTTGGTGGCGTAAACAATCTCGCAAATCCAAACGGTAACGGCGCACTTGCAGCCTTCGATCCAGTGATGATTTCTCTGGTTCGTCGTGCAATGCCAAATCTCATTGCTTATGATGTGTGCGGTGTTCAGCCAATGACTGCACCAACAGGACTCATCTTCTGCATGAAGAGCCGCTACAATAGCAACGGTGGTGCAAATCCATCCACAGCACAAACAGAAGCAATGGGCTTGAATGAAGTAAATACTGTATACTCAGGTACTGGACCTGGTTTCGGTGGTACATACGGTCTTGGTAGTACTTCTGGTGATGGTTCTGCTGCGGGCTTTGCTTCAGCGCAAATCGCTCTTTCATCACTCTACACAGACACAAACGGTGTTACAGGTACATCTGCTTACTCGGGTATCGGTTCATCAACATCATTCATGGAAACTGCTAAAGGTAACGCAGGCTTTGCAGAGATGGGCTTCTCAATTGAGCGCACATCAGTTATTGCCCGTTCCCGTGCACTACAGGCATCCTATTCAACAGAAATCGCACAAGACCTCAAAGCAGTTCACGGCCTTGATGTTGAAACAGAATTGGCAAACATCCTCACAAATGAAGTTCTTGCAGAAATCAACCGTGAAGTTGTTCGCACAATCTATCAAGTTGCAACCCTTGGTTGTGTAACCAGTGGATTCAACCTAACAAGCGGTCAGTTCGATGTTCAAGGTGATTCAGACGGTCGTTGGAGTGCAGAACGCTTCCGTGGTCTGTTCTTCCAGATTGAGCGTGAAGCAAATATTATCGCCAAGGAAACCCGCCGTGGTAAGGGTAACATCATCATCTGCTCGTCGGATGTTGCAGCCGCCCTCTCTATGAGTGGTCTTCTTGAGTCTAATCAGACTGGAGCCTTTGGTAAGGATGTTGACGACACAGGCACTACATTCGTAGGAACAATTGGTCGCTTCAAGGTCTATATTGATCCATATGCTCCAGCAGGAACTGATTTCTGTGTGGTAGGCTATAAGGGAACATCTCAGTATGACGCAGGTTTCTTCTACTGCCCATATGTTCCTCTACAAATGGTTCGTGCAATCGACCCAACGACCTTCCAGCCAAAGATCGGCTTTAAGACCCGTTACGGAATTGCAGCAAATCCATTTGCAACAACATCTTCAAGTGTACTAAACTACAACGATGGTGTTCAAGCCCGTACAAACACATACTACCGCATCTTCCAAGTAACCAACCTACACGGTTTCACCAACTGATAGGTTAGAGAAGAGTAGATTCTAAGGTATCAAAGAGACAGGGGAGGGAAACCTCCCCTGTTTTCTTTCACCTACATAAAGTTGGAGGATATCATGGAAGCAAATTACTCTGGACTAGATCAATACCAGCCATTAGAAAGAGCAGGGAACAGATATTTCACTACTCCAAACTATCTCAGTCCTACTGCATTTCGTGTAATAATACCAAGACTCCCAAAGATTACTTATTTCATTCAAACAGTAAGCATTCCGACAGTATCCATAACTCCAATGGACATACCATTCAAAGGATTTTCAAGAATGCAAGCACCCGCATCTCTTGACCTTTCAGATCAAATAATCATCAATTTCACGATAGATGAAAATATGGAAAACTGGCAAGAGATGTATGATTGGATGACTGCTGTCGTTGCAAGTAGAGAAAACAATGGTGCAGTTAACACCTCTGTTTCGCTCTATTCGGATATAGTCGTTTTGGTCTACAACAATGCAAAAAAGATGAAGAAAAAATTAACATTCCATGAATGTTTTCCACAGAGTATGACCTCGTTTGAATTTAATTCAAGCGTTAATGATATTGATCCTTTTATGGTTAGTTGTAATTTTTCTTACAAAACTCTTCATATTGATTCTTACTGATATTCATTTTTGATTTATCTGTTTTGTGATATACTCTATACACTATGACCTTTGAAGAACTACAAGCACAAATTGAAAAAGATCTTGTTTTTGATGAAACCCAATTGGATACAGAGTCTCTCCGTATTCCACAGTTGCACAACAAGTATCTAAAGCATCTCTATTCAGAGAAACTCATGCTGAAGAAACTTCGTAACGATATGGGAGAAATGGTTCGTATCAAGTACGAATACTACACAGGAAAACTAGACGAAGCCACTCTCAAAGAAAAGGGATGGGAACCGTTTCAACTTCGTGTACTCAAAAACGATGTTGATATGTACCTTGAAGGCGACAAAGATGTAAATAAACTGAAGGCTCGTATTCAACTTCAAGAAGAAAGGGTTGAGTACATCGAATCAACAGTAAAGAGTATTGCTAATCGTGGTTGGCTTATCCGCAATGCTATAGATTGGAAGAAATTCTTAGGTGGTGTATAATGCTGTATCCTTGGGAAAGTTGCGATATTGAAAATGATTTTTGTCCTATAAATAAGGATAGAATGAATGATATCCTTGCAACTCAACAAGATGCAGTGTACTTGAAGATTGATTGTGATCGCTCTGTCGCACAAGAGATCTCGGATTTCTTTACATTCAAAGTTCCTGGATATCAATTCATGCCAGCATATCGCAACAAGATGTGGGATGGCAATATTCGTCTATTCAACTATCAAGATAAAAGACTCTATGCCGGATTGAGCGATTATCTTGCAAAGTTTGCGGGAGATCGTGGATATCCTTTTGACTTTCTCAAGAAGACTCCATATGCAGTATCGGTAACACGGGAAGAAACATCGTCTTATTTGGATTCTCTCAATCTAGTTGCCGCAGGAAAAGGAATAAAGGCACACGACCACCAACTAGAAGCGATCACTCATGCTATCAATGAGCAACGGTGTCTTCTTCTCTCTCCTACTGCTAGTGGTAAATCTCTTATCATCTATTCTACTATTCGTTATCTACTAGAAAAAGTTGACGATCAAAAGAAGGTACTGCTTATTGTGCCTACAGTTGGCCTTGTGAATCAGATGTACTCTGACTTTTTAGACTACTCGCATCAAAATGGTTGGGATGTGAAGCGAAACTGTCAGACGATCTTCTCTGGTCAAGAAAAAGCAACAAAAGCCCGTGTTGTGATTTCAACATGGCAGTCTATTTTTCGTTTGAAAGGAGACTATTTCAAAGATTTCTTTGCAGTATTTGGCGACGAGTGCCATCTCTTCAAAGCAAAAAGTCTCACTTCAATCATGGAAAAGTGTACTGATGCATACTATCGTATAGGAACAACAGGAACACTCGACGGATCGCAGACACACAAACTTGTTACAGAAGGTCTTTTTGGCAAAGTGATAAAAATCACAAGCACTAAAGATCTTATGGACAAGAATCTCTTGTCTGATTTGAGTATTGAGTGCATTACTCTCAAATATCCCGAAGATCAGAGGCGTGAAGTCAAAGGGATGAAGTATGCCGATGAAATCAAATGGCTCACCGAAAACTCTAAACGAAATCGCTTTATATCAGAAATGGCAGTAAACCTGAAGGGAAATACTCTTGTTCTCTTTCAATTCATTGAACACGGAAAGAGTTTACAACAAGAGATACAAAAACTCTCTTCAGGAAAACATCAGGTTTTTCTTGTGTATGGTGCAACAGAAGCCGATACAAGAGAAGAGGTTCGTCGGCTTGCAGAGGCAAACAATAACGCTATTATTGTAGCATCATATGGAACTTTCTCTACAGGAGTCTCTATACGAAGATTGCACAATGTTATATTCGCATCTCCATCAAAGTCTAGAATTCGTGTTCTACAATCTATTGGAAGACAACTACGCAAATCGGAACACAAAGACTGTGCAAGACTCTTTGATATCGGAGATGATCTTAGTATCAAGTCATACCGCAACCATACCCTAAAGCACTTGACTGAAAGGGTGAACCTATACATACAAGAGAAGTTCAACTATCGTTTGGTCCGTCTGGATCTATGAAGGAGTACCAATGACAGCAGAAAAAGCAGAATTCGTCATACTCAAACTCCGTAGTGGTGATGAAATTATAGCAAAGAGAAACGGTGCAAAGAAAGGTGCTATTCTTTTGAATAGACCTCTTGTCATGCAGAGATCAACTCTACTCGACCCAATGACAGGAAATATCAGAAAGAATATCTGTGTTTTTCGTGACTGGTTGGAGTTTACAACACAAATTGATTGTGAAATCCCAACAGACTTCATAGTAATGGAAGCAACACCTTCTCCTGATATTGTCAAAAAGTATCAACAGGAATTGGAAGTCATGGACAGACCTCAACCAAAGAAGGCTCAGTCAAAGCAACCTAAAGATCTTCCAACAGAAGAAATGATGCGATATCTTATGAGTTCTCAATCACAACCAAGAGAAAAAGATACTCAAAACATGGATGATTTAGTATCAAAAATGATGCAATCATCAGGTCTATCACAAATGGTTACAGCAACATTTTCGATGCCACCAGATGTATTCTTGAATATTATTCTCAATATGCCTATGTTTGATGGTTGGGGTCAAGAAATGGATGATCTTGATGATGACGAAGAAGGTGGAGACGGAGATGTTGATGGAGGAGAGCCTCCCTCCCAACCAAAGCCTCCACAGGGTAAACAGAAGAAGACCAAAAAAGATGATGATCTTCCACCAGGATGGAACGGTCGCTTTGGCTTCCCCAAGTAAGCCCTATAGGGTTCCCTATCTGGGCACAGAGTTCTTTGATGAATGTAGACACACTACTTATGTGACTAGTTGTGTGATCCCCCAAAGAAAAGATCTCAATTAGAATAAGATTGAGAATATTCTTATTGACTTCTTTTGCTTCTGGTGTACATTACATCACCTAATAGGAGAAATTGTGAAAAACAAGCGACAAAAGCGTGATCACTATATTGACAATGAACGATTCTTTCGAGAAATGCAAGAATGGAAGAAAACAGTCCATGAGGCAGAGCAAACAGGAGAAAAAGAACCTCCTGTTACCCCATATATTGGGGAGTGCTTTCTAAAGATTGCAGAACAACTATCATCTAAACCTAATTTTGCTCATTATGCTTATCGTGATGAGATGATATGTGATGGAGTCGAAAACTGCATTGTGTATGCATCGAATTTTGATCCTGAAAAGAGTGCTAATCCTTTTTCTTATTTTACTCAAATCATCTACTATGCTTTTCTTCGGCGCATTCAGCGTGAGAAAAAGCAGTCTTTTATCAAGTACAAGATGGTTCGTGATCGTTTAGGAGATGGCAATCTAAACAAGATCAATAGAATGAAAGGATTTGAGGATCAAGACTCGCCTTTTGAGTACCGTGATCCTGCTGCCCGTAAGTTTGATCTATCGGAAAATGATATTGATAATTTTACACGGGAGTTAGAAAAAGAAGATAAGCGTGGAAAGAAGAAAAAGAAACTAAAGAAGCCGAAGGGATTAGAGAATCTTTTTGAGGAAACCGATGAAGATCGCAGTAATCTCTGATAATCCAATGGCAAAAACATATTTAGTGACCAAACCAGATGGTACAACAGAGATCATCAAGTCGCTAAAGACATATTGTGAAGCGAACAGATTGACTTATCGAAATGCACAGGGTGTGCTTGAGGGCAAACAAGCACACCACAAAAACTACAGATTTGCAAGATTGGAGAACTGACATATGCGTATCGCTATTATCTCAGATACCCACTTTCGGAGTCCGCAATGACTCCCCTCTTTTTTTAGAGTATTCTTTCAAATTCTTTGATAAGATTTTCTTTCCTTATTTGGCAGAACACGGTATCAAGACCGTTATCCACATGGGAGATCTGCTTGATCGTAGAAAGTATGTTAATTTCAACACCCTGTCGCAAGTAAAGAAGCGATTCTTTACTCCAATGCACGAAGCAGGAATACAGGTTCATTGTATTCCAGGCAACCACGATACTTATTGGAAGAATACAAACGATCTTAATTCATTGCGTGAGTTGTTCCATGATGATTTGCACCTATATGAGACTCCCACAACTGTGGATTTTGATGGATGCTCCATTCTTTTTTTGCCTTGGGTGAATCGTGAAAATAGTGAAGCCTGTGAAGCCGCACTAGAGGCTTCTGTTGCGCCAGTTCTTGTTGGACACCTTGAACTAGACGGTTACGAGGTTATGAGAGGCATTAATCATAATGGAGGAATGTCCGACAATATTCTCCATAAGTTTGACTTTGTTCTTTCGGGTCATTTTCATTGCCGACAGTATCGTGGAAATGTTCATTACCTTGGGACACAGTATGATCTAAATTTTTCAGATGTTAATGAACGCAAGGGTTTTCATATCTTTGATACAGACACACAAAAGTTGGAATTCATAGAAAATCCATACAAGATGTATCATAAGATGTTTTACAATGATACCGAAACAGATTATAGAGGCATTGACTGTACACTCTACAAAGACTCATACCTTCGTATTGTGGTGACAGGGAAAAGGGACGAGATAGGCTTCCAAAGCCTCTGTGAGGCTCTGGTGGCCGCTGGAGTGGCTAATCTCTCCATCGTGGAAGAACACGCCGAAGAACAAACAGATGGAGAACGGATTGATCTTTCTAAGGGAACAGTTGAGTTGATAAATGAAACGATAGACAGTATGGAAATTCAAGTTGATAGAGAAAAACTAAAAACTGTTATCAGGGATCTGTATACCGACAGTCTAAGCCTATGAAATCCTACATATAGTAAGATTTCAAAGGAGAAGGTATGGATAAGCGGTTTTCGGAAGAAATCAAAAGTATCCTGTCTAATATGAGACAGGATATCTCTTTGACTGAAGCACAGACTCCTGCACCAGAGACAGATCCTGATGATGCAATAAAAAACTATCCACGCCTACTGCAATTAGCCCGTGCAGGACTTGTACCAGAAGATTCACTGTTTCAGATGACTAATGTACTCAAGAATCCTAAAAGATTTGGTATTTCTCCAAAAGTTAGAAATCAACTCTATGATCTAATGATCAAAACGCTAAACTATATAGTCATATCTGATCCAGCAGCATGGGCTAGATTTAGGCAGTTTTTACTAGGAGAACAAAAAGTGGAAAAATCAAAAAATAGTAGCATTAAGGATATGCTGGCTAAAATAATACACGAAGAAGTTGTGGCTATTAATCCAACTTCTAGTGTTAAAAGAATCAAGAAAAATGCTTTGGTTAATCTCTCTCTTGAAGAAGCAAAGAAACCAGGAGATGTCTGGCAGTCAAGTACTGAAGATTCATGGGCAGGAATGAACAAGAACGGAGAGCGACAGTATTTTAACCTAGTAAAGTATCCTAATGCAAAAGAACTCGCATCAAATTTTGCTTCTGGTAAGATTTCAACGGAAAAAGCAAGAGAGATGAAAGGCGAGACAGAGAAAAAGAGAGCAAAGGCAGACATCTCTTCTGCAATAAAGTCTGGTATCGCAAAAAAGGTTGTTGGAAAGAAAGCAACACAAGAACTAGACGGACCCGACAATCCTGAAGAAGCAATAGGTAATGATTTCAAGGAAGAGAAAAAAGTAGCAACAAGAATTGATAAATTTGCACAAGTAATAATGGATCGTGAACTTGCGAAGAGACGGGGAGAAGATGTGGGCAAAGACCCTAAATTCGACTTCTGTACTGTTTCTATTCCTGGTACAAATTTATTCTGTGATGATAATCTAGAAATTCCTAGAGAAAAAATGCCACAGTTAAAAACTACTGCTACACCAGGCTCTAAAGCAGAAGAACTGCTAAAGAAGCAAATGGGAAAAGACTTTGATCCAGATAAAAAACAAGAGGTAAACGCAGAAGCACCATTCCTTGAGCATTTACGAGAAAAGGGTGTGAAGATTGAAGATAACGCTGAAATGTCTCCAACAGAGATGAAAGCAACTCAGAATGAACTCGTTGGAGCAAAGGTTGTTAGTATGGCAAATGCTCTTGTAAGGCCAGATGAAGTTGGAATACCAAAGGATAAACAAGCACAGGTAAGGAAAGTTCTAACTGCTCCTCTGATTGTGTCTAAAGATGGATATGTTCTTGATGGACACCATCGTTGGGCAGCACTTACGGTTGCTGATCTTCTACAGGGAAATGGTGGGAAGACAAAGATTAAAGTTATCAAAGTTGATATGGATATTGACGATCTTGTTGGAGAATCCAATACATGGGGTAATGAATTTGGTTTGGTGCGAAAGTCATCAAGTCAACAAGCAAGTGGGGAAGACAAGACAAAGAAAGAAAACTACAAACCATCAGCAGGGGAAATCCTTCACGAATCTTTAACAAAAAGTATCGAAAAGATTCTGAAAGAAGAATTATCAAAATATTCAATGTATGCATAACTAGCAGAAATAAAGGAGAATGGAATGGACAAGATAGACTCATACAAGAACCTAAACGAACAGGTAAACCGTTTACTCCGTAAACGAGAGGTATCGGATATCAATGAAGAAGTAAAGATTGCAGCACAAGAACTCGTGGAAGCACTGGAAGATCCTAATCGTGTTACAATGCTCATGCGATCAGGTCTTGTTGATTCTGGTCGAGTAGCCCGTGTTCGCACTGCACTAAAGGATCCAGAAAAAGCAATGAAGAATACTGCTGTTCGTTCGGATCTTATCAATATGCTTATGTCACTTATCAATATTATTACTTCCAATCCAACAGCATTTGCCGCAGTAAAGAAGAAGGCAAAAGAGATGGGATCACACTCTTCCGATTCAGAAGAGATGAAAGAAGAACTCATTGGTGGACAGAAGAAACTGGATGTGAACAAGAACGGCAAGGTTGATGGAGCCGACCTCGCCGCCCTTCGTGCAGGAAAGAAGAAGACCGATGACGACGAAGAGGAAATGGACGAGTCATGGAATCTCTCAAGAAGACCAAAGCGGATTTGAATGCCATTCGTGCGAGTGGGAAGCGGGTAAGTGTTCAGCACGGCGAAGGTGATACCTTATACCGTGTTTCTGAACCCAAGAAGGTAAATAAATGATTTGACTTTTGTGAACTCTGTGGTAGTATTTCTTTATGATAAAATTCGAAAAGATTCGTTGGCGTAATTTTCTGTCAACAGGCAACCAGTTCACAGAGGTTGACCTGTTGCGGCACAATACAACTCTAATCACAGGTGAGAACGGTGCGGGCAAGACCACAATGCTCGACGCTCTCACCTTTGTGCTTTTCGGAAAGCCGTACAGAAACATCAATATTCCACAGTTAGTAAATTCAATCAATGAAAAAGATTGTCTTGTTGAAATAGAGTTTTCTGTTGGAGGACACCAGTACCAAGTGCGTCGTGGTATTGCTCCAAAGGTGTTTGAAATCCATAAAGATGGAAAACTACTAGACATCTGTGCAAATGCCAAAGACTATCAGAAGACTCTAGAGGAACAGATTCTCAAGTTCAATCAGAAGTCTTTCTGCCAAGTGGTTATATTGGGTTCAACAAATTATGTTCCCTTTATGAAACTAACAGCGGCTGACCGTCGTACAATTGTTGAACATCTGCTAGACATCTCTATATTCTCTACAATGAATCTACTGTTGAAAGAGAAACAAGCAGTCTTAAAAGAGAAGCAGCGTGATCTTGAAACAGGTTTGACGATGATTCGTGAAAAGATAGAGATACAAACAAAGTTTATCTCCACAATTAAAAATAGAAGCGACAGCCTTGTTCAAGAAAAAGAACAGGCTATACTTCAATCTGAAAAAGAGATCTCTATTCTTACAGAGAGTATTGAATCTTTACAAAAAGAAGCAGATAGTGTTCTGAATTCTATCGGAGATTCAAAAGAAACACAAGAATCTGTGCTTTCAAAACTAAATAGTCTTGGCAGCCAAATTCGTGGAAATATGAAATCGTTATCCAATGAAATATCGTTCTATGAGAAGAACGAAGTTTGTCCTACTTGCCTTCAGGGAATTTGTGCTGAACACAGGGAAAAGCAAGTCAAAGGTAAACAGTCTCGAATGGAAGAGATGAAGAGGGGAATGGATGACATACAGCACAAAATCACAGAGACGCAAGATGCTCTCGCTCAAACAAAGACGGGTCTTGAATCGGTTCAAGAAAAGCAAAGAAGAATCAACACTTTGCTCTCGTCAAGAGTTGCAGGAGAAAAACACATCAGACAACTCCAAGCCGAAATCAAACGAATCGGAGAAGACCGTTCTGATGAGGTTTCGGAAGGAGAAAAACTCGAAAAGTTCAAGACTATGGAAATTGATATCAGTAAGAACAAGAGTGATTCTGTGGAAACTGCATCAGTTTATGGTGCTGCTTCGATTCTTCTGAAAGACACAGGAATCAAAAAGAAGATTGTATCGCATTATCTTCCAATTATCAATAAAACTATCAATGCTTATCTTACCCGTATGAATTTCTTTGTTAGTTTTGAATTGAACGATAATTTTGAAGAACGAATTCGATCACGATATCGTGATGAATTTACCTATGAGAGTTTTTCTGAAGGAGAGAAGAGAAGAATAGATCTTGCTCTGCTCTTTGCATGGAGAGCGATTGCAGCACAGAAGAACTCTGTTAATTGTAATTTGCTTATTCTTGATGAGATTTTGGATGGATCGCTTGATGATACTGCAACAGATGCATTTTTAGACATCCTGAAGACAATAGATAGTAATGTGAGAGTTTTTGTTATATCTCACAAAAATCCAGAGTCATTGGGAGACAAGTTCAAAAATCGAATGGTATTTAAGAAGAAGAACAACTTCTCGGTGCTAGGAGATTATACGAATTAGTCCTCCAGAACGGAGGTAGGATGAATTACGCAACAGATCCTTGGTATGAGGACAGAAGAAGTAAAGTCATTCAAGCAGTTTCTCTTGGAAAGCCTGTAAAAGGAAAACAAGAAAAGCGGCAGTCTCCAATGGGGAAATATTCTTTACAATTAGTTCCTTATGTTGTAAAAGATAGGCGTTGTCCTTTTTATTCTGTTGTAGAAATTATACGGAATGGTGATGGCGAACGAATGGGTAAAATCATCAGAAATGAGGCAGATTTTCCTTTTCTTTTTGTTGAAGACTTTCTTGATGGAAAAGACTATCTTGTGTGTGCGGAAGACTATCAAGGATTTACAGTTATTTGCATAACTGATGGAAAAAAATGGGATTATGTTGCAGAAAAGTCTAAAAGAGATCTGTCTCTGCGTATAACAGATTTTCATCTTTCTCCTAGTAAAAAATCTTTGGCTATTGAAGGTCACATCAAGAGCAAACCTGGAGATTTGGTTGAATGTGACGAAGTTCATTTCTTTTCTCTAAATGAAATTTCTAAACTACCTTATAAAGAGATTGACAAGCGTATTTCTTTCGCCTATGATAAGATCATTGGTTGGGAAAATGATGATAGGATAATCATCAGTCGCATAGAAGATTACATCATGCCTACAGGCATATGTTTAGATGATGTCAAAACAACAGAGGAAAGACTTGTATATCTTAGATCTGGTAATATCAAAAAGCAGACAGCATACTATGCGTATTTTCCTAAAACAGGAATAATGGAAAAAGTATTCTCTGAATGGAGATGACAGGTGAAGCCTGAAGATTTTGAAGCCCTTTGTTATTTCAATAGTTTGCAAGACCGTGCTCTTCTTGAGATTGTAAAAGAAGGAAAGACACGGGTAGATCTTGGCCGTTGGCTATCGTCAATTAAAGCAAGCAAGGCTGTAGGTGAGGAGATTACCCATACGCTTCTGCGTAGCAAAACGGAACTACAGACGGCTGTAGACGATCCTGATTCCGAGCAACGGGAAGGATATTCATATCTTACAAAACCAAAACTTGCCCGTTATCATAAGTTTATTGAAGATGCGTATAGTGATACACTCCAATTTTTAGATAAACGGTATCCAAAGAAACTTCGCAAGAAGAAGCCTGTTGATCCAGATAAGGCTGTACGAAATCTAAAGTATCTTTCAAACTTTGAGAGTTTGAATTTGCAGTCTGTGCCTCCAAAGGATATACTTGGAGCATCAATGCTGACGGTGTACAATACAAAGTCAAGAACTCTTACCCTTTATATTGCAAAAGAAGAGGGGTTTGGTATCAAGGGATCTACTCTTCTAAATTGGGACGATACCAAGTCTCAAACAAAGAAATTGAGAAAACCTGAAGAAACCCTGCAATTGTTTACTTCTTCTGCCTATGCAGTAGTTCAGCCACGATTCCTTGGAATCAAAACAAAACCAAGTAAGCCTAATGGTAGAATCAATCCAAATATGATTCTCCTTTGGGCAAAGAAACCAATCAAATGATTCTTGTCGATAACACACAAATTGTTCTTTCCACGATCTTTTCACAGGTTCGTGATATTAGTACTATTGATGAAGAAATGGTTCGCCATATTACTCTCAATACTTATCGTATGTACAGAACCAAGTTCAAAGATAAATTTGGTGAACTTGTTCTATGTCAAGACGCTAACTCTTGGCGTAAGGGAGTTTTTCCCCATTACAAGGCCAACCGTAAGAAGGACAGGGAAGGTCAAGAAGATAAGTGGAATCGTGCTTTCGATATCTTGACAAAGATTAGAGATGAAGTGCGGGATAATTTTCCGTACAAGCACATGAGAATACATGATTGTGAAGCGGATGATGTTATTGCTGTTCTTTGCAAGAATTTTCACAAGCAAGAGCCAATTATCATTATTTCATCGGACAAAGATTTTGCCCAACTACAGCAGTACTCTGGTGTGGAGCAATTTTCTCCTACAACAAAGAGTAAAATAGTCTGCACAAATCCAATTGAAACTCTAAATGAACACATTATTCGAGGAGACTCTGGTGATGGTGTTCCAAATGTTCTTTCTGATGATGATTCGTTTGTAGCAGATGGAAAGAGGCAAAAGCCTATTACAAAGAAAAAGTTCTCTGAACTACAAGAATCTCTTGGATCGGATAATCTATTCTTTGATGAAGAAATTCGCAAGAATTGGGAACGAAACAAGACTCTTATTGATCTTTCAAAGATTCCTCCTCAAATTGAGGCTGCGATCCTAAATAAGTGGGAAGAACCCCATGATTCTTCTAGAGGAAAGTTGCTCAACTATTTTATTGAGCATCGCTTGAAGAATCTTATGGAGTGTATTGATGAGTTCTAATGAAAGGATAGAGATGTGAAATGAGCAGAGATCGTCGCAGTAATCGTGAGTGGGATGATGACCGCCAAACAGCCCGTAAAGCAGCAAAACACGCTGATAAGAAGCATGGTAGGTCTGGATTCAAACAGAATATCCGTGATGTATTGGCATCTGGTGATATGGATGAAATTGATGAAATGTTTGACGATGAAAATGAACGGCACAATAGGAGATAATAATGTCAACTGTGGAAACTAATACTATGAACCTCTCAAAGAAAACACACGAAATCCTAAAGAACTTTGCAGGAATCAATCCTAATATCTGTATCACATCAGGTAGTAAGATTGTAACCCTCTCTCCAACAAAGAATATCATGGCTGAAGCAGAAGTTGCTGAAACTTTTGAACACGATGTTCGTATCTTTGATTTGAACCGATTCCTTTCGACTGTATCACTGCTTGCTAATCCTGAAATGGATTTTGCTAGTGATCACCTTGTTATTAGTGGAGGAAGCGGAGCAAAGATCAAGTATTGGTATTCTGATCCTGCGATTGTTCAGCCTGTAACAAAGAAGTTGTCGATGCCCGACATTGTTGCCACAATTGACCTTACAGGTCAGCGTCTTGCAGAACTCCTGAAGGCATCCGCTGTTATGCAGTTGCCTAATCTGAAGATTACTTCCCGTGGAACTGGAACCGCAAAGGCCACACTCTTTGATAAGAGTGATCCTTCAACAAACGAGTACACTGTAGAACTTGCTTGTGATGGAGATGATGCATTTTCTGTCTCGTTCAAGGTCGAGACTCTGAAACTTATTCCTGGTGACTATACTGTAGAGATTTCAAAGAATATTGTTTCTCGTTTTACTCATAAGACGGAACCTCTAAAGTACTTTATTGCAATGGACTACAAGACAGGCGAAGAACAGGAGTAATCTATGACCGCCTCTTATCTTCAGAACTTGCTTTGGGTTGAGAAGTATCGACCAAAGCGTGTTCAGGATTGTGTATTACCTTCGGGTATCAAAAAGACATTTCAAGAGATGGTGGACAATGGGGAGGTGCATAACCTCCTCTTGTCTGGCACGGCAGGAACAGGTAAAACTACAATTGCAAAGGCTCTGTGTGAAGAGTTGGGTTGTGATTATTTACTTATCAACTGCTCTGAAGACGGAAATATTGACACTCTGCGAACAAAGATCAGAAACTTTGCCTCTACTGTTTCGTTGGGTGGTGGTAGAAAGGTCGTCATTCTAGACGAGTTTGACTATTCCAATGCACAGTCCACTCAGCCAGCCTTGCGTGGCTTCATTGAAGAGTTTGCAGCAAACTGCCGATTCATTTTGACCTGCAACTTCAAGAACCGCATTATTGAGCCTTTGCACTCCCGATGCACAGGAGTGGAATTCTCTATTCCTGCAAAAGAGAAGCCAAAGTTGGCTGGTCAGTTCATGGATCGGGTAAAGCATATTCTACAATCTGAAGGGATAAAGTATGATGAGAAGATTGTTGCAGAACTCATCATGCGATATTTTCCTGATTTCCGCCGAGTCATCAATGAATTGCAGAGATACTCTGTTGGTGGTGAGATTGATGTAGGAATTCTACAGGCTGTTGGTGAGATCAAGACAAAAGAACTTGTGGGTCACATGAAGGAGAAAAACTTTAATGAGGTTCGCAAGTGGGTGGTGCAGAATCTTGACAACGACCAATCCCGTATCTTCCGCCAAATTTACGATAATCTGTACGGATACTTTCAGTCGCAGTCTATTCCACAGGCTGTTCTAATTCTTTCGGACTATCAGTACAAGGCGGCATTTGTTGCTGATGCAGAGATCAATCTTACTGCCTGTCTTGTCCACCTGATGATGGAGTGTGAATTCCAATGAAATTGGGGGATATTCTCAATTCTATCAATACAGGCAAGGAGCCGCTGATCTCACGGGAGAATGAGCGAGAGTACCTTCCATACATCGTAGCACGGTGCTTTTCAAATTTTCCTGACACCCTGTTCCATGCAAATGAACTCAATGCACGGGGGGTGACAGACAAGAAGATGCACTACGACTACCTTTTCCATTCCTTGCGAAAACGCAAGCGGTTCTCTCCGTGGCAGAAGCGGGAAGAGTCCAAGGCTGTAGAGGCTGTGGCTTGGTTCTACGGGACTTCACGACACAAGGCACGGGAATATCTCCATATTCTCACACCAGAGGACAGCGGTAAAATATTAGAAGAATACGAGAACGCCCACAAGTAAATTCCTATCTTTATAGAAGAAACCGTTTTCCTACATATTAGAAACGGTTATTTTGTTTTACTTGAGGGTATGAGAATGAGTGAAAAAGAAGAAAAATACATTGATATTGAAGTGGCAGATTTGCTAGAGGTAGAATTGCCCTCACCGGACAATTTTCTAAAGGTCAAAGAAACACTTACTCGTATTGGAGTCTGTTCCAACAAGGACAAGAAGTTGTGGCAATCTTGTCATATACTCCATAAGCGTGGGAAATACTATGTCACCCATTTCAAAGAACTCTTTGCATTAGACGGTCTTCCAACGAATTTAGGAGAAGAGGACATAAGCCGTAGAAACAAGATTGGACTTCTTCTACAAGAGTGGGGATTGGTAAAGATTGTGGACGAGAAAAAGGCTGTTCCTGCTTGTGAAATCAACCAGATAAAGATTCTTTCACATACCGAGAAGAAAGAGTGGACTTTGGAGCCTAAATACCATATCGGAAAAGATAAAGGCAAGAGATAAACTACAGAACATTGAGGTCTATATTATGCTTATGAATTTGCAATCTATCATAGACTCTGGCTTTCATATCAAAGGTGTTATCCACATAGGAGCACATTTTGGTCAAGAGGTTCAGGAATATAAGTCAAGAGGAATTAAGTCGATTCTATTTGAGCCACATCCACACACATTTTCTGTTCTAAAACAGAAATGGGGTGAAGACGGATCTGTTTGTTTGGTAAACAAGGCTCTCGGCAGAGACAATAGAACAGCAACTATGTTCTGTGAAACGGCAAACCAAGGAATGTCGTCTTCTCTTCTTAAACCAAAAAAACATCTTCAAAGATATCCCCATATCACATTTGACTCCAAAATCGAAGTAGAGCAGACGACTCTTGATGATTATATGTCATCTGTTGTGGATAAGAGTACTTACAATTTTATCAATATTGATGTTCAGGGCTATGAACTTGAAGTCTTATCTGGTGCTAAAGAAACTTTACAAACAATAGATCATATTGTGTCTGAAGTAAATTGGGAAGAACTATACGAGGGATGTGTGCAGATAGCAGATCTTGACCGTTATCTTGCAGATTTTGGATTTAGTCGAGTTGCTCTTGCTCCTACCAACTCTGGATGGGGAGATGCTCTTTATTCTAAAAGAAAGTGATATATAATGATACCAAAGATTATCCATCAATTTTGGGTTGGACCGAAGCCTGCTCCACTTGACTTGATACAGACATGGAAAGATGCCCATCCAGGATGGGAGCATATTTTGTGGACCGAAGAAGTTCTCAAGAAGCACTTTCCCAACGGTCTTTACAACCAAAAGCACTATGACTATATGCCTGAGTGGAATGGCAAGTGTGATATTGCCCGTTGGGAGATTCTTGAGAAGTTTGGTGGATTCTTCTTGGATGCAGATGCCCTTTGTGTAAATCCTTTGGATGATTATCTTTTGGAAAACGACTCGTTTGCTTGCTACGAGAATGAACTTGTTCGTCCTGGACTTATAGCAGCGGGCTACATTGGTGCTTGCAAGAACAACAGTCTTATCAAGATTCTTGTTAATGAACTCCATGCAAAAGAAGTATCCTCTGTTTGGGAGGGAGGCAAGAGTGCATGGAAGACAGTTGGTCCAGTGTTCTTAACCGAAACTGTACACAAATATCGCTACTCCAACTTGACTGTGTATCCGAGTTTCTATTTCATTCCACGGCACTACAGCGGGGTGGAGTACACAGGACCAGCAAAGTCGTATGCAAAGCAGTTGTGGGGAAGTACACCTGGATCGGGATATGAGTATGCAGATTGACCTACGAAATGTCAAGACAGTCTGTATATCCATGCAGAAATCTGCGAACCGCAGAGAGAGTATAGTCAGGTTGATGAATCGTCTCGGTTTTCAGAGATGGAGTTTTTTTGATGGAATTGAAGATTCCGATCCCGTAGTGGGTTGTGCCAAATCACACATTGCTGCTCTAAAGCAGCATGATTTCATTGAACCGCTTCTTCTCCTTGAAGATGATGTAGATAGCACTCCACACTATGAAGATATCTTGTCTATACCAAAAGACACCGACGCTCTGTATCTTGGATACAGTTGGTGGGCATGGAATAGAGACAGGGCAACTATGTCCAAACTTGACACAGAAACTTGTCTCCAAAGAGAAGGAGAACATTATAGAATTTCAAACATGACTTCTGCTCATGCGGTGCTGTATTTGAGCAAAGAATATGCCGATGCGGTGGTGTCTGAGGTACAGACATATCTTTTAGACGAATCTGGTAATAAACATTGCGATGTTGCTATGGCTAAGGTGCAGAAAAACTATAAAGTTCTTGCTACACCCATGCATTATTTCTTTCAGGTTTGTCCAAGAAACACCTATTGGACAAACAGGAGTATAATACAATGATTACTTTTAGTGCTATAGGAAATTACGGCAGATTTGGAAATCAACTGTTTCAGTATTCTATGCTTTTTGGCGTGTCCAAAAGAAATGGTTTTGATTTTGGTATACCCATGAATCCTCAATGCACTCTTGGCAAAGTTTTTGAAGGAATTCAATTCTTATCCTCGACGGATTCTCTGCTTTCGATAAAGCAGACGGTAGTTGAACCAAACGGAGCCGCTACAGTTTTTCTACCAGAGGTTTTTAGACTTCCTGATGGAGTGAACTATGCGGGATACTTCCAGTCACCGAAATACTTTTCTCAAGTGGAGCAGGAACTAAAGCAACACTTGCAGATAAAACCAAGTATTCTTGGCAGAGTAAAAGAGTTTACGGATAAGCACAGAGATATTGGGTTCATTCATGTGCGTCGAGGAGACTATACTACAATAAAGAATGGAACCTGCCATCCTCCGATTACTCTTGATTATATCAAGAGTGCCGTAGATCGCTCAAAGGCAAAGAAGTTTGTCATCCTGTCGGATGACATGGAATGGTGTCGAAATAATTTGGGATTTGTTGATGCTATTGCTTCACCATTTTCTGGTGAAGATTTTATCTACGACTTTGTCTTGATGACCCAATGTCGAAGTGCGATTATTTCTAACAGTTCATTCAGTTGGTGGGGAGCATGGCTTGGTGTGGAGAAGGATGTGATTGCTCCTTCTGTGTGGTTCGGAACAGATTCTACAGTTCCTCAAAAGTGGGATGATGTGTACTGCGAAGGGTGGAATGTGATATGAAAATAGGTCTTTTTTACTCTACGACAGGAAACAACAACGGTCCTGGTAAGGTTGTTTCAAATCTTACTAAAGGATTGGAGATGTGTGGGGTAGAGGTTCTCCATAATCAGATGGGAGAATACAACGGATGTCTACAGGCGTGGGGAACGCCTATAAGCACTATGCCTAAAGAAGTTCTAGTTGGTCCAAACCTTTGTGTTTTGCCCAACGAACTGCCTTGGATTTGGTCTAGATTTGATCATTCTATTGTTCCATCAGGATGGTGTAAAAACTTGTATAATACTTTTGATTGTGTAAAACAAGGAAGCACAAAAATCCATGTTTGGCCTGTCGGAATAGACACTGAAAAATTCTGTCCTTCTGATGACCAAAAAAAGTGGGATGTTTTGGTGTATGTCAAAGGCAGAGAACTAGAAGTTGGTGGAGTTATTTCTTACTTGGAAACGATGGGTCTTTCTGTTGTTGTTCTTGGTTACGGAAAATACTCTGAAGCAGAACTAATATCGACTGCAAGAAAATGCAAGTGTTGTGTTCTTCTAACAAAGACAGAAAGTCAAGGAATTGCATACCAAGAGATATTGAGTATGGGTGTTCCTTGTTATGTCCTAGATAAAGATGTATGGGACGACTATAGTAGTTGGTCTTTTCCTGCTACTTCGGTTCCGTATTTCGATGAGCATTGCGGTTTAATCGCAACAGATATGACTAGATTTAAAGAGTTTTACGAAAACTTTAAAAATTACAATCCAAGAAAGTATATTACAAATACCCTAAATTTAGAAAAACAAGCAAAAGAATACATCAGTTTATTGACCAAAGGAAAAAATTAATATGATCGAAATTTTACAACAGATATTCTCTCAAACGATTTATGGTTCTCAAGATTCAGACCAATTGGGTGCTGCTATATTCGGAATAGCAATGACAACTAGAGGTAAGAATTTTTTGGAGTTGGGGGTCAGAGATGGTAAAACAACAGTACCATTGCTTGCCGCATCTAAACTTCTAGGATCGGAATTGACTTCTATTGACATCAGAGATCCGGAATTTGTTTGTCCAGAAAGTTTAACCAAAAATTGGAAGTTTGTAAAACAAGACTCTATTGAATTTTTAAAGAACAACACAAAAAAATTTGATTTGATCTTCATAGATGATTGGCACGAAGGAATTCACATTAAACGAGAATTAGATTTACTGTCTCCATTATGCGATAAATCTACTTTAATATTGCTTCATGATCTAATGCATCATTGGACAAATCCGGAGTATAACACTTGTTGCAATTACAATAATAGCAATTTAATAACAGGAAAAGAAGACGATTGGGATAATGGTGGTCCGTATTGGGCTGTGAATCAGTTAGATAAAAATGTATGGGAATATTCTACTATTCCGTATTCTAATGGACTAACTATATTGAGGAAAAAATGAACACGAACGGCGTGATAAAAAAATGTTTAGTATTGGGGTCTTGTGGGCAAATAGGCTATCATCTTGTTTCTTTTCTTCGTAAAAACAACTATGAAGTTCTAGAGTTCGATATAGTTCGCTCTATAGAAGAAGATTTGAGAATCCATAACAACCATCGTTTAGAAAATGCAATAGCAGATTCTGATTTTGTCTTTTTTCTTGCCTTTGATGTTGGTGGTTCTAGATATTTAAAGAAGTATCAACATACTTACGACTTTACCGACAACAATATTCGTCTGATGAGTAACACATTCAATGCTATCAAGAAGCATAACAAACCTTTTGTGTTTGCTTCTTCCCAGATGTCAAACATGGACTACTCTCCATACGGCTCTCAAAAAAGATTAGGAGAGCACTATACATCTCTGCTCAATGGGCTTGTGGTTAAATTTTGGAATGTGTATGGGGTGGAAAAAGACTTAGAAAAGTCCCATGTCATAACTGACTTCATCTTAAAAGCAAAAAACAATGGTGTTATTGATATGCTTACAGATGGAACAGAAGAAAGACAATTTCTATATGCAGAAGATTGTTGTGAGGCACTTTATCTTGTAATGAAAAACTACAGTAGCATCTCAAGGGATAGAGAACTCCATATCACTAATCATAATTGGAACAGCATCCTGGAGGTGGCACAAGAAGTCGTGAAACATTTTCCTGCAAACATTGTTCCATCGCAGAACAAAGATGATGTACAAAAGGGAAAGAGAAATGAACCAGACCCCTACATACTACAGTTCTGGAATCCAAAAACTTCTTTGAGCGAAGGTATACGAAAAATTTGTGATTACTATAAGGAGTATATAAAATGAAAAGAGCATTGGTGTGTGGTGCAGGAGGATTTATCGGAGGTCATCTTGTCTCCCGACTTAAATCCGAAGGTTATTGGGTAAGAGGAGTAGACATCAAAGAACATGAATACAGGAAGAGCGATGCTGATGAATTTTTAGTGCTTGATCTTCGCAGCGAAAGGAATGTCAGAGAGGCAATGTCTGGTGGTTTCGATGAGGTGTATCAACTGGCAGCCGATATGGGTGGTGCCGGATACATCTTCACTGGCGATCACGACGCAGATGTTATGCACAACTCTGCAATGATAAATCTCAATGTTGCAAAAGTAGCAACAGAGTTGTCCGTGTTACCAAAGATTTTCTATTCTTCCTCTGCCTGTATGTACCCAAAGCACAACCAAATGGATACAGACAACCCAAACTGCAAAGAGGAGTCTGCTTATCCTGCAAATCCTGACTCTGAATACGGTTGGGAAAAACTCTTTAGCGAGCGGCTTTACCTTTCGTACCACAGAAACTACGGTCTTCCAGTAAGAATTGCCAGATTCCATAACATCTTTGGACCATATGGATCGTGGAACAACGGCAAGGAAAAAGCACCAGCGGCTATTTGTCGAAAGGTGGCAGAAGCATCGGATGGTGGAGAGGTTGAGATATGGGGAGATGGAAAACAGACAAGATCGTTCCTGTATATTGACGAGTGCCTTGAAGGTGTTCGAAGACTTATGGAAAGTGATTGTGTTCAGCCAGTGAATATAGGCTCCGATGAAATGGTTAGTATAAACGCCTTGGTCGATATAGTAAGTAGTATAGCAAATAAAACAGTAGTAAAGAAACATATAGAAGGACCACAAGGTGTTAGAGGCAGAAAATCAGACAATACATTTATTGAAAAAATGATAGCATGGAAACCTTCTACAAAATTAGAAGACGGATTGTACAAAACTTATTCTTGGATAAAGGTGAATATAAAATGAAGAACTTATCTGTAATAGTAGCAGGAAGAAATGATGGTTATGGTGATAATTTCTTAACTCCATATAATTCGTATACACCTGATACATATTGTTTTAGAATGAAGAGAACAGTTGAACACAATATCAATTTGCTTTCTAAAAGGGGTGTAGACATTCAATATGTCATAGTAGATTGGTGTCCTTTGGAAAATAGGACACTAGATCAAGATACCTATATCAAACAACTACTCGAAACATTTGGTGATAAAATCAAACATATAGTGGTTCATGGAGAAGAAGTAAAAAGAAAAGGATGGAATCCTAAAAATTTTTACGAGTACTATGCAAAGAATGTGGGAATAAGAAACGCAGATGGCGAATATGTTATCATTACGAATCCGGATGATTTATTTTCAGAAGAATTATGCGATTCTATAGCAAAGGTACTAAATCAAGAAGGAGATTCAAAAAAAGAATACTATCGCCAATATTCAAGAAAAGATATTGACAATGGTCTAAATCTTCTTGCAGAAGGATTGTCTTTCCCCAAAAATGGCATATTTGTTGATGAGGTAATTGGGACTCCTGCTGCTGGTGATTTTTTGATGTCTACAAAACAAGTAATAGTTGAGTATGGACAAGGATTCGATGAAAGTTTTACCACAGATGGGAACAAACAACAGACAAGTTTGGATGGCTCTATTCTCTTGAATCTTTACGCCGCTGGTGTAATCCCTGTTTGTTTAAATGGAAGTGTTCTTCATCTAGATCATGCGAAACCACACGCAAAGGATTTCGTCGGTATTAAACAATATTCTAATCATATGGATTGGGGTATGTTAGCAGTCGAACTAAAAAATATTAATTAAGATGAGATATTATAATGATATTAAATGATAATAGGCACTTGGTGTTGTGTTTCAGTTCTTTTGTGATACCAAGAGATCCATTTAGATTGCGAATGGAAGAGTATGCAATCTGTTACGAACAATTAAAAAGAGTAATACCAAAAAATTTTGATTTGATGTTTGTAGATAATACCACATCTCATATTGCAGATATAGAGAATAGTAGATTGGTCAAATCGTTGGGAGACACTCCTTGTTTGTTCTATGATTTTAATATAGGATTGGGAAATAAAGGACTAGGTGAACTACAAATGATGGTAACTGCTCAAAAGAAAACAGACTTCACACCGTACAAGAATGTTGTTTATTTAACTGGCAGAAGGTTTATTACTTGTCCTTATGTCTTTGAAAGAACAGATAGATTGATGGATAGAGAAATTATTGTTGGCAATCAACCGATAATCAATCCTTTTAGTGGTATGGAATACCCATCTGGTGTTAATATGTTTGGTGATATGTTCTTTTCTATGTCCTCACAAAAAATAATAGAGTATTGTAAATATGTTGAGAATATTCTCAAAAGAGAAACTCCATTAGATATAGGATCTGAACAAATACTGTATTCGTTTATTAAAAAACATAACTATGAGTTTGAAGAAATAAAACACCTTGGTTTTATCAGAAATGATTGGGAGATGGTTAATAGGTCTATATACTCTAGAAGAGTTGAAAACTTCCAAGTGATATAAAAAGGATATACGATGAATATACGAGAGAATACTCTAGCCTGCCTTCGTCCATTCGGAGGTGAAGAAGAAGTACAAGCCGTTCGTGAGGTGATTGAGAGTGGTTGGTGGGGAAAGGGAGCAAAGGTTGCTCAATTTGAGCAAGAGTTTGCGAAGATGGTTGGGGCAAAATATGCAGTTGCAGTAACTAGTGCAACGCACGGTCAGGATCTTGTTATCAAAGCAATGGATCTTGGCAATGCTGATATTATTAATCCAACAATATCTTTTCTGACCACGGCAGTTGTTCCTCTGTGGAATAACTCCACGACCAATATAGTCGATGTTGATAGAAAGAATCTCAATATCTGTCCTGATGATGTAAAGAAGAGTCTCAAGCCAAATACCAAAGCAATCATAGCAGTGAATATGGCAGGGGTTCCTGCTCCAATAGACGAGATTCGAAGTTTTTATGATGGTGTTATCATTGAAGACTGTGCTCATAGTTGTTATACCCCAGGTGCAGGAACAAAAGGAGATGTTGCTGTTTGGTCTTTTCAAGCAGTGAAGACAATGCCATGTGGAGATGGTGGAATGATTACAACTAACGACAAAGCATTGTATGAAAAGTTGGTTCCCATGACATGGCTAGGAATCAGTAGTACACACTCCCGAGTAAAGGATGGATTGACTGGAAAGCCAGGATATTCGTGGGATTATGAAGTTGATCTGATGGGAACAAAATCTTATATGATTGACATCAATGCTGCTATAGCACTTACACAGATGAAAAAGTTGTCAAAGCATCTTGAAAGACGCAGATACATTCAGAGTAGATATAACGCCGAGTTGGCGGCTTATATTGAACCACCAACATGGTCAGATACTGTACAATATTATTGTGCAAGAGTAGATTCTGCAATTCGAGGAGAGTTGATTGAATATCTTGCAAGTAAGAAAATTCACACATCAGTTCATTTCAAGCCTCTGCACAAATATAAAGTTACAAAACAAAACAGGGAATACCCTGTTGCTGATACAGAATGGCTCAAGTTGATATCTCTACCTGTTCATCCTGCTATGACAGATGATGATATTGATTATGTGATTTATTGGGTTAAAAAGTTTTTCGAGGAAAAATGATTATGAACTCTATCTATAAAATAGAAGGAACAACCAATTTAGACTCAAATTCGTGTTTTAGAAGGGAAGACACTTATCCTTCTTTCCAAGAACAAATAGTAGATTTAAAAAATCTACTTATAAATCTAGTAGATAGTGGAGAATCCAAAACTTTTTATAAGTTTGGGGATGGGGACTATTTCTTCTTGAACAAGATTGCTGTTGGTAGTGCCAGCCCAGGAAAAAGAGCCTTGTCAAAAAACTATGATAGTATTAAGCATGAAGAATTCGTCAGAGGTGTTTGCGAAAATGATTATATCACTTGTGAAATCTATCCAGAAAATAGGCAATATTTTCGATCTCTATATCCAAACAAGCCTATTAATTTCCCTTCCGAATTTTCATATGGCTTAGTTTCAAATAAATGGTTACTCAAGCAGTTTTCCGGAAGAATAGGATTGATAGGCGCAGATCAAAAGATAGAATTGATTCGTGCTTTGATGAAACACAAAGAATATCAAGAGTATCTTCAACTGAATGAGTTCACAGATTATTTAAAAATACCACAGAAATATGCTTGTGATGATATAGATGCTACCGAGCGGATGATTGCAGAACAGTTGGAAAAATCTTCTGCTAGCATATTTTTGGTTGGAATCGGTCATGTTAAATCTGCCCTTCTCCATCGACTGAAGAAATATAGAAATGCTGTTTTTCTTGATGTTGGTAGTTCGATAGATGCTCTTGCAGGAATAATAGATCATAACAGACCATATTTCGGAGATTGGACAAATCATAGAGTTAGAAATTTTGATTACTCTAAACTGGACATACTCCAATACGATATATGGGGAACTCCTCATAAGATGCTATAAGGGTTTATTATGATTCGAGTAAAATACAATGGAACTTTGGGCAACAATATGTGGCAGTATGCTGTCGCTAGGCTTTATGCGGAGAATCATGGACACTCTCTCTGTGCTAATAGCATAGAGATGTTTCCTAACACCTTGGAGTGTGTTGATGGTTGTGGTGTAGTGGGAAATTCCAATACTCATACTGGACACATCTTTGATTTTGGTGTATGTTCTGGAGATGTATTATTTGATGGCCACTTTCAACGATACTCTTACCTGAAGGGTCAGAAGTCTAAAATACAAAGATGGTTTGCTCCCGTTAATAACATCGAACTTACTCCCTCTGTAGATGATCTAGTGATGACGATTAGACGAGGTTGGAATGGGTATCCCATTTCAATGTGTCCTCCTATTGAGTTTTACTTAAACCTATTAGAGTCATTCTCCTTCGACAAGGTGTATTTGTGTACCGACTCTTTCGATGACGATTATTTCAATCCTCTTAAGAAACATCACAATATTGTGTTTTATGACAAGAGCAAGGAAGAGCAGTTTTGCTTGCTAATGAACTCAACAAACATAGTAATTTCTCCTAGCACATTTAGTTGGTGGGGTGCTTATTTGAGTAACGCTACTAGGATATTCTATCCGTGGATTGGTGATTTGATCCCTAGTAGAGATGGACCCGATGTCTTTGTTGATGATGAGCCTAGATATATCAAGGTGTATACATGAAATCTTTAGTTTTAGGTAATCGTGGATTTATAGGTAGAAACATAGGTGGAGATCACCATATAGATGTGGATCTTTGTTGCCTAGAATCTTTGCTACAAGAATTTGATTCATCCAATATCAATCCTAGCAACACTTTATTGATAAATTGTGCTGGCAAACATGGATCGGTGATGGAAATGAAAACAAACCATTATGAATACCTTCAGAAGAATTTTTCCATTGATAGCAATTGCCTTACTCTCTGTATGAAGAGGAAGATTCCTACGGCTATCATGCTATCATCAGTTACCTGTTTCCCAGAACATTCTGTGGATGTCTTTAGTGAAAGTTCACTACACCATGGCTCGCTCATTACAGGAATATATGGGTATGCAGCAAGTAAACGAAATACACTAGACCTATGCCGATGTGCATACCTTGATTCGGGATTGAATGCGATTCCAGTTGTATTGGGAAATTGCTATGGAGTCTATGGTAGATTTTCTACCAACGGAACTATAGTTCATAAATTGATTTATGATATCTCTGTGGCAATCAGAGAAAATAAGGATGTATTTCTTACTGGTGATGGGTTGGATGTGAGAACATTCTTGTTCGCAAGTGATCTCAAAAGTATCCTACTGGATATAGCAAGTAGAGACATGAGGGGAATGCCCGTCGTGATAGCATCACCAGAGCAAATTACAATAAAGGAACTTTCACATCTCATAGCAGATTTGATGGGACACAAAAAAGAGATAATCTTTGATGGCAGACCCACTCCTGGACATAGAAGAAAGGTTGCTACATCGGAGATCATTAATATCCGAGACTATGATATCACATCATTGGAAGAGGGACTTAAGCAGACAATAAAATTCTATTGGAGACAATGCAATGAAGCACCTATATGAGGAAAGTAATTTTGGTGAGAATTGGTTTGACTATGCTGCTGTATACAGCAGGTTTGTAGCAGAAATTCCAGACAATGGAAAACTGGTGGAGGTTGGGTGTTGGAAGGGGAAGAGCGTCTGCTATTTTGCCGTGGAAGCAATAAATTCGGGAAAGACTATCTCTATTGATGCTGTTGATACTTGGAAAGGATCTGCGGAACACGCTGGGTTTGATTGTGTGAAGAACGACACTCTATATCAAATATTTTTAGATAACATCAAGCCTGTAAATCACATGGTTAAGCCAATAAGGATGAATTCCCCCGATGCGTCTTCTCTGTATGAAGACGAAAGTGTTGATATCGTTTTTCTCGACGCAGCACATGACTATGATTCTGTTCTTATTGACATAAAGAGTTGGTTGCCAAAGGTGAAGTCTGGTGGTATACTAGCAGGACATGACTTCAACAATAGTTGGGTTGGTGTCATCAATGCTGTGACTGAATCATTGTATCCATTTGAAGTTCAGGGTCCGTGTTGGATCTATTATAAGAGATGAGATTGGTAGTGTTTAATAGAACTTTTACAAAATTGATATAAATGAAATTTTCAAATTTATCTAATCATAATCGTGGTTGGTTTATCGGAGATTTTGACTCTTCATTACTAAAAACCAATCTATTTGAAGTTGCTCTTATTAAATGTCCTATGGGGATTCATGCAAAACATCATCATAAAATTGCAACTGAATATAATGTATTAGTTGAGGGTAAACTAAAAATTGGAGATATTATTTTGGGTAAAAATGATATCTATATTATAGAGCCAGGTGAGTCTACCGAACAAGAGTTTTTAGAGAATTCATTGGTACTCTGTGTCAAAACTCCGTCAATACCTAGTGACAAATATTTGGACTAATATATGAAATACCTAGTAACAGGTTCTTGTGGATTCATCGGTTCCAACCTTGTGGATATGCTTCTTAACCAAGGGCATAAAGTCATAGGTATTGACAACCTTTCATCTGATGCTCACGACCAGTTCTACTTCAACCCCAATGCAACATACTACCACCATGATGTGAGTGATTATGTTATGTGTAGTGAAGTTTTTGAACAGCACAGACCTGATGTGGTTATCCACCTTGCTGCTGAAGCCCGTATACAGAACTGTATCGAAGATCCTGGTCGTTGCATGAATACAAATGTCATGGGAACGCAAACAATGCTTTTCTTGTGCAAAAAGCATGGGGTAAACCGCATGGTGTTTATGAGCACTTCTGCCGTATATGGCATGGCTAAAGATTGTTTTTTTGGTGTAGGATATGTTGGTCAAAGGGAAACAGACCAAACCGATTGCCTTAATCCCTATTCCCTTTCAAAGAAATTTGGAGAAGAGTTGTGCCAGATGTACTCACGGGACTATGGTGTAGACACCGTGTGTTTCCGAGGCTTCAACATTTGGGGCAATCGACAGCCCAAACGAGGCTCGTATGCACCTGTCATGGGAGTCTTTTCAAGACAGAAAGCCGAAGGAGTTCCCCTGACGGTTGTTGGTGATGGAGCACAGCGTCGAGACTTTATCCATGTAGAAGATGTGTGCCGTGGGCTTATAGCGGGAGCAGAGGCCACAGAGCCACAAATGGGAGAGATTTATAATCTCGGAAGTGGTAAGAATCATTCTGTAAACCAAATCGCCGCCATGTTTGGTGGGGAAACTGTACACCTACCCAAAAGGCAGGGAGAGGCTCGGATAACTCTTGCAGACATCTCAAAGATTCAGAAGAAGTTAGGGTGGAGTCCAAGGCACTCTTTGGAATCCGCATATATAAACTAAACGCCAATAAAAAGCACATGAAGGAACCTATACCATGAGCGAAAAGAAAAAAATTGTCCTCTCAATGATTGTGAAGAACGAAACACACATTATCAAGGAGTGTTTTGATTCGCTCTACAAGTTTATCGACTATTGGGTGATCTGTGATACAGGTTCCACCGATGGAACTCAGGAACTCATCACCGAATACTTCAAAGAAAAGGGTATTCCCGGTGAACTCCATCAACACGAATGGCAGGATTTTGCCACGAATCGCACAGCCGCTCTGAAACTGTGCGATGGCAAGGGTGACTACGCCTGGATGATTGATGCGGATGATTATCTTGTCGGAGAGATGAATTTTCCACACGCTTTGAATTTTGATGGCTATTCTGTTCGCATCAAGCGAGGAAACTTTGAGTGGTGGCGCAACCAAATCTTCAAGACCGGAATAGGATGGGTGTACGAAGGGGTGTTGCACGAATATGCCCATTGCCCAAACAAGTCAGACCTAACTATTGCAAAACTCGATATTCCTGGCTACCATGTTGAAGCCCGTACTGAAGGAGGTGCCCGTAACAAGGGTATTACACCAACAGAGAAGTACGCAAAGGACGCTATCGTTCTTGAGAAAGCACTAGAAAAGGAGCCTCTAAACTCCCGCTATCAGTTTTATCTGGCACAGTCGTACTTTGACTCACAGCAGTGGGAGAAGTCGTTTGAGGCTTATGAGAAGCGGGCAAAGATGGGTGGTTGGGAAGAAGAAGTTTATTATTCCTTATTCCGTATGTCAATTTGTGCAATGATGTTGCAGAAGCCTTGGGAACAAGTTATGAATCTTTTCCTTGGTGCATACAACTTCCGTCCTTGCCGAGCAGAGCCTCTATACCATATTGCCCGTATCTATCGAATGAATGGTTATCCCAGAATAGGATATCTCTATGCAAAGATGGGATTGACGATTCCTCTTCCAAAGTATGATATTCTTTTCATATCACAAGATATCTACGATTGGCAATTATGGGATGAAGTTGCGTCTACAGCGTACTATGTTCATGCGTTTGAAGAAGGTTATGCTGCTTCTATGAAACTGCTTCGTGAAGGAAAGGTTCCCCCATCCGAAATTCAGCGCATACAGACAAATGTTGCAGAGTACGAAAAGAGACTTGCAGAGGTAAAGGCATCAGAGACACATATGGCTGAACATCAAAAGAGGATGGCAACGGCTTCTGTTGGTTCACCAGATCAACTGAATAGTGTTGCCACTATTACAAAAGCAAAAGAGCCTCTACCTTTCAAACCAAATCAGACAACTTTGACTATTGGCGAACCTAAATATAAGAAGAAGTTTAAGGAGAGAGCCAAAGGCTAAGGAGATAGGATGCCAGCAGGATATTACGATTTGGTAATGGATCAGGGTGAAGATTACACTCTTCATCTACAATATCTCGACAGCGAAAACAGCGCAACAGGATCAAATCCAATAAATGTATCTGGATTTACCTTTAGTAGGTTTCAGATTCGTAGATCCGACACGACTCCTTATATTCTACTAGATGTAGGAATTAGTGGAGCAACAACTGGTGGATTGACTGGTGAATTTATTAGTGGTAGTGGTATTGGTAGTTCTGGTTACTTTCTTTTGAACAAAAACGAAGAAGGTATTACAGGATTGACGGGTGGAATCTACATACGGGTTCCAGCAGTCACTACAAGATATGTACCTGGTGGTAGACATTTCTATGAATTTGAACTAAAGGATTCAACAACCACAACTAAACTCATTCGAGGAAGAATAGATGTTAATTCAGGAGTAATCAAATGAATAACAATACTACCTACAAGCGTGTTAAGATCACAATGTTCAATCCTCCTGCTCTAGTTCAAATGGAGCATAAGACCTTGAGAATATACAGAAATTATGGTTGGAAACCCTCTGCTATTAGACCTAGAGCAACTGCAAAGCGTATTGTTATAGTTCCGTGTAACGGCCTTTAATAGGAATAAAAATGAATCTTGAAATCTATAAAATGAACGAAAAAGTTCCACAGATATCCTATGGAACCGAAAATTCTGCTTGCTTTGATCTTTCTGCCTGTCTTGCGGATAGACCGTCTGTAAAGGGATTTTACAAAAACAATGAATCTGTGATATTCTTTTGCATCACAGATGAAAAAGGAACATGGATACGCATTCCTCCCCGTGCTAGAGTACTAATTCCAACAGGAATGATTTTCAATATTCCAAGTGATCATTGTGTCAAAATCTATCCAAGATCTGGTCTTTCTTTGAAGAAAGGCTTGGCTCTTGCTAATGGAGTTGGTGTTATTGATTGTGATTATGTTGAAGAGGTGTTTGTTCCTATTATAAACAACTCTGAAGAAGAACTCACGATAAATCATGGTGATAGAATTGCTCAAGGTGAATTAGTCTTTGCAAAGCAAGCCCATTTCGAATACATACATGAAAGACCAGCACAAAAAAGTGATCGTGCTGGTGGATTTGGATCAACAGGAGTTTCGCAATGAATCGTGAAGAACTACTAAAGCATCACACAGAAATATGCAGCAAAGCATTGGAACTAATGAAAAAGAAGAACCATGATTATGCTGGAAATAGCGGAGAAACTCCATTTGCTAATTTTGAGCGTTGTGAGGCTATGGGTATATGTACAACTGAAGCAGGATTTCTTGTTCGTTTGACTGACAAGTTGTCAAGACTCTCTACATTTACTAATGCAGGAAAATTGACTGTTGATAACGAAAGTTACGAAGATGCGATAGTTGATATCATCAATTACTGTGTTTTATTTTCTGCTTATACAAAAGGTAAAATGAAGAAGTGAACTGCTGCGGTGGAAAGCCTGGATGTAAAAAGCAGTGTAGCCCTTTTGACAAAAAAGGGCTTCTTACTATAGGCATGGCTACTTATGATGATTTTGATGGGGTTTACTTTACAACACAATCATTGCTTTTGTATCATAAAGAAGTGATGCCATATGCAGAAATCATCATTATTGATAACAGTCCACACACTAAACAAGGTCAAGAAACAAAAGAATATGCAGCACAGATAGGAGCAACCTATATTCCCTTTGCGGATTATGCGGCAACAACGGTTAAAGGAATCCTGTTTGAACAAGCGAGAAATCCATATGTGATTTGTGTTGATTCTCATGTGCTTATTGAAGCAGGAGCATTGCTAAAATTGCTTTTGTATTATCAGTGCAACGAAAATACGAGTGATCTGTTACAGGGACCGCTAGTATCAGAAGATCCTAGAAAGAAAGATGTATGGACTCATTTTGAACCAAGATGGCGAAGTCAGATGTTTGGAGTTTGGTCTACAGATAAAAGAGGAGAAAATTCAAATGAAGCCCCATTTGATATTCCAATGCAAGGCATGGGATTATTCTCTTGTAGAAAAGATGCTTGGGTTGGATTTAATAGTGGATTTCGTGGATTTGGAGGAGAAGAGTGGTATATTCATCAGAAGTTTAGAAACAATGGTTCACGCACCCTTTGTCTTCCTTTTTTGCGTTGGTCACATCGTTTTCGTCGTCCAAACGGAGTCCCCTATAAAGTTTGTCTAGACGATAAAATAAGGAACTATTATATCGGATTTCTAGAATTAGGTATGGATATTTCAGAGATCACTAATTATTTTCAGTACGAAGAGAAGATTTCAAAGGAAAGACTAGACCATCTTTTGTTTGAAGCAAAGTGTTTGCAACCCTCTTGACTTCCGAAAACAAGGAGTTATACTTTGGCTATGAAAGACGAACGATATCAAATCATTCAGGGAGACTGCATCAAGTCTCTCAAGGCACTTCCTGCGGACAGCGTTCATTGCTGTGTGACATCTCCTCCTTATTTTGGGCTTCGCAATTACAACGGCGGCGAAGACGAGATTGGTCAAGAGGAAACTGTTGAAGGCTATGTGGAAAAGATGGTCGAGGTTTTCCGTGAGGTGCGCCGTGTTCTCCGTCCTGACGGTACTCTTTGGCTGAATCTTGGTGATTCGTACATGGCTCAAAAGAATGTTGCACCTCCTCCACAGACCATTGGGGGTCAGCGTGGAATGCCTAGCGATTTTGTTCCAAGCAATCGTAAAGAACAGAAAGGCTTGAAGCACAAGGATTTGATCGGCATTCCTTGGCGTGTAGCCTTTGCTCTACAGGCAGATGGTTGGTGGCTGCG